TTCTCCTTTAATTTTTTATGGTGATGGTGAAGGTACTTGAACTCTAGGTACCCCATCATCGTATTCTGCTCGTCTTCTTCTCCCCATTTGTTGGAGAGCAAAATTCTGTACTCCTTCAGTATACTTACTTTTATATAGATTGTACATATCCATAGGTCCTTTTAAAAAGGCATAAGCTTCAGTTAAAACTCCATCTAAAAGCATTCCTTGTTGATATTCAGATAAATAAGTATTGTTAGAAGAAGTAAAACTTGGTGGTGAAATAATATAGTTTAATTGTACAGCGTACGCTTGGTCTGGTGTGGGCGCAACAACAATAGACGTTTCATCCCAGTTAGCATAATATTTTGGTAATCCTGTAGCACCACTTCCATTATATTCTGTTATAAAACTAGTATCTCTTTTTTCCATAAAAGTTCTATCTCCTGTTTGATCAGTAGTACTAAACACTTGTAATGATCTAATAATTAAAAAATCTGCAGGGGTAACTAAATATCTTTTGTTGGCAGTAAATGATGAAGTTGCATATTTTCTAGTGTCATCATAATCAACTTTACCTGCAACATCTAATTCTACATTTCTTATAAATTGTCCAATAATTGTATCACTTAAAACATTACTATCTACTTCAGTAAAGTTTCTCACTTGTGTTAAAAAATCTGAATATGTTATAGCCATTATGTAATACTCACGGTTACTGAATTAATTTGCATTGATACTTGTCTTCTTCTATTTTGTAATGATGGATCTTCTGGAAACATACTTGATTGAGAAGTAGTAATTCCATTTGATGTAACTTGAATTGACTGTGTCCCAAAAGCAAAGTCCCCTGGTAAAGTTAAATTAGCAGTCATCATACCTTGACCTCCTGTTGAGGCTATTACACCATTGACTAAAGTTGGTTGTTGAAAATCCATTGACCTTGTATTTTGTAAAGCTACAGGATCAGCTTTATGATAAGGTGGATCTAGTTGAGGATGTTTAGGTTCATACTCTGATATATGAACTAATGCACCTGTCCACTCCTTAACCATTTCTTTATAAGGAAATGCTTGTCCAGATCTATCTGATATTGCTTTACTTCTTCTACCTGATGCGTAACTCATTACGAACCTCCAGGAAAGTATGACTGAGGAGAAATATAAACTGAAGTTCTTGAACCATCTTCGTTTAATGCTCTAATTAATTCATCCTCATATAATTGTTTTAATAATTGTATTCTATCTGGTGCTCTTTTTTGTGATAAATAATATGCAAGACCAGAACACATACAAGGTAAAAATCTATATGCAACATCAGCTGTTTTTGTAAATCCACCTGCATCTTCAATTCTATTTATTGTATAAAATTTTAATGTTGTATAAGTAGATGCATCGGGTGCAACATATAAACTTATAGTTGGTGTTGTTTGTCTATCAACATAATATTGTGAAGGTTGACCTGTTGCAAGTTTATTAGGAAGTGCAGCATAAGCAGATCTATCAATTTTTGTTAATGCAATATCATTTGTTGATGATGTATTTCCTGCTGCATTTGTTGTTGAGATATATGCTTCAAGAACATCGTTGACATCTGTAGCTACAGTGTATGTAGCAGTACCTGCTACTAATGCTTTTTCATTAAGTTTAACTTTCCAAAGGTGTATACCTCTGTTACCCCATTCTGAAAATAAAAGATTTAAACTTCTTCTTGCGCTACGTAAGTCATTACCACTATTAGTCCGCATACCACATCTTTCGTATGCTTCTTCAATAATGTCATCGATCTGAAGATCGAATGATGTAGTTCCTGATGTAGCCATAATTCATTACATTATATCTTTATAATAATCTAAAGACTTTCCTGGTATTAAGTTTTCATCTTGAAGACCTTGACCTTGAGTTCTAGCTGCGCCATAACCTTTAGCCATATCACCTTTGTAAGCTTTCATCATTTTACCTTTGCTAGCTTGTTGTTGTCCTGTTGTTTGTGGCTGTTGTTGATTTTTTTTATCCCCAGGCATAAGTATAGGTCCTGTTGTTTGATTTTTTTTATCCTCAGGTCTAATAACATCAGCTAACATTGCAACTGGTGAAACAGCTTTGATAGCTTTTTTCTTTTTTTTGTCGCTTAACATTTTAGCACCAAGTAATCCCATTGTAGCAATACCTAAAGCAGCTTTAATAGGTTTTTGTTTCATATTTGATTCGATGGCTTTTGCTCTTTTTTTCTCATAACCAGATAATTTGCCATCCTTATCTAAGTCAGCTTTTTTTGAATTCTGTAACATTGTATCTCCTCCATTTTTAAGTCCAAGAAGACTTTTTAAACTTTTTAATTGTATAAACATTGAGCCTGCACCGGGCTTACCTTTTAATTTTTTATCTTTGTAAGCGTATTGAGCAGACTGTTTTATTTTAGATTTTCCCATAATTTTCTCCTTAAAATTTTATAGGTCTATCATACCACCATAGTATCTCTTGGTAAAGGTGCTAACATTATTTGGTTTGCCTCCAGGATTACCGGCTGCTCTCTTTCTTGCAACAGCAGAACGCTTTTCTGATTCTGTCATTCGGCTTGCTTTTGCAGCAGGCACGCATTTGGGGTACTTTCTTTTTGATCCACTTGCAGATTTTCTTCCACATTCTTTATATCCTCCGCCTTTTTTAGGTGATCCTATATCGACCCATTTTTCATTGAACCATTTTTTAAGACTCATTAGAATACGCCTTTGAAACCTTTGCCTTTAATCGCTGCTCCCGTGCCTCTAGCTTCTCCACCTTTACTGTACCCTTTTTTATTAAAATATTCAGAATCTCTTTCGTATTCTTTTTTTCTTTTCTTTAAATATTTTCTTGCTTCATCTTTTCCTTTTTTTGTAATATTTTTTGGAAATCTACTAATAATTGGAAAATCAAGTTCACTTTTTAAAGTTGCTTCTTTAGCTTGTGTTTTTAATGATTTTGCAACAGAACCGCTCATTAACGGAGTTCCAAAATCTCCTCTTCTACCTATTTTAGATACTTCTTTACTATATTTTAAATTGGCTTTAGTAGTTTCTCTTAAAGCATCTTTTGCTTCTTTAGAAAGTTTTTTAGATTTAGGTTTTTTACCAACCCCACCTGTCATTCCAACATTATCTAATCTTTCAGCTAATGGATCTAGTTTTATTATTTTTTTTGATAAGTCTTTGTCACTCATTAGAACACTCCTTTAAATTTAGTTCCTCTTATCGCTGCTCCCGTTCCACGTACCTCGCCACCACACATCATTGGTTTAATTGATTGAGATGAAGGTCCTTGTCCAAGAGGATATGTTGTAGTATCAACTGACATTGCGGCATCTGGTTTGACACTTTTGTATGGTTTCTTTTTTGGTTTTTTAGTATCAATAATTTTTTCTTTTGGGAAATTATCTATAATTTTTTGTGTTTCTTTTTTAAGTTCTTCAATAGTTTTGGTATTTCTTTTTGTCATTAATACACCTTTATTAGCTTTCTTTGGTCCCCAATCTTTTCTTTTAAGTCCAGATGGATCCTTTGCTTTTCCTGCACATATTTTAGAGGCGTATGCATTAGCATATGCAGAAGGGTAAACTTTAAATTTTCTTTTAGCGGCCGCTTTGCCCCTAGCACATAATTTAGTCATAGTGTCTAAGCTCTTTTTAAATTGTACAATGTAATCTATTGTACCATTTTTAAACTACACAGTAAATGTCTTGGCTAATGGGGTTTTCTTACGTTTGATGGCTTTAATAACTCTTTGTTTCTTTTTCTTTTCGTCTCTAGCACCTCTTAATTTACCATCTATTTGTGCAGGTATTTGACCTCTTGTAATTGTCATTATATTAAGTCCTTTGCTTTTCCTATTATTGGTTTGTATTTAGTTTTACCTTCTACTCTATGTGCAAGTAAAAATTGTTCACGTCTTCCTTCAGGTATCCAACTACAATGTATCCATCCCGAGTTGGGTTCCCCAGGCGTGTAGTATTCGAGAATCAATTGATCTGTTTGAAGGTTCTTTTTAATCCAATCAGCTACTTCAGCATTATCAACTCCAACACATTCGAAGTCTGCGGCCTCAGCTTTGGTATGTTGTGAATTCCTAGAGCTGCCAATAGCTAAACATAAATCCTCACTACGGAATCCTGATGTCACTTTAACTCTACCGAAATGGTCCCGCACGGGTTGTAAAATATTTTCACATAAAGCTTTTAACTTTTCTATTTGACCTGCGTTTGGATTGTTGTTGATTCCCTTACGGACAGCTGTGTCCGATTTGATTAACTCTTGAAGAGTAAAATTACGAGATAGATTCATTATTTTTCTGTAATAATTTTTTTAATTGATTTAGAACCATCAATATTGTCTTCTAATTCTGCTTGTACCTTACCACACATGTACTGAACATTAACATTTTGATCACGTTCTGCAAGTCTTTTTCCTTTTAAACAATCGCTCATTGATTGCTGTATTCTATGTTCTTTTAATTCACCTGCTATAAACATACAGAGAGCAACTACGCTACTGATGACTGTTTCCATTTTCTCTTACCTTATCTTTTAGTTTCTCAATATCATGTAACATTTTTTCAATTTGTTTTTCCATAAACTCTATTCTTAATTTGTTACTTGTATTCATTTCTTGGTTCTTAGTTAATTTCTCCGTGGCCTTATACAAATCCTCGATCAACATGAATTGCTCAGAATCTGCGGGCAATGAACCCATTAATCCTCTTGGCCATTTGATTCTAAATTCAGTATTTTTTTCAAGATCAGATTCCATTAATTGTAATCTTGTGTTATGTGTGTTTTGCGTTTCAATAACACCGAAGTATGCCCAGGTGCCGATTGCTACTAACCCAATCAAACTGGCAACCGTCTTCATAGGCATCTGAACTGCAGCCTCTTCTGATATTTTTAATGGTTTGTTACTCATTTTCGTATGTTATGTCCGTACTGTGATCTTTTTCTTTTTTGTACGTTCTTTTGCAAGTACACTTTTCGCAGGTGCACACACCATATTCATCTGCGTGAAGATCATTATCTTCACCGCAATGACAAGGATGAAAACATGTCTTGCAAGTGGTCATTTAACTAGACCAAACCCACTTTATAAATTTTTTCCAGGGCCAGCAAATTATATTCCAAACCCATTTTAAAGTTTTTTTAATCATTTTTTTTCTCCTCTATTTCATAGAAGAACTTATCCGTATCTTCTGTACGCCAAGCTCCGCTATCTTCTACGTTCCATTCGTTAGTTTGCACTTTCCAGTCAGGAATATTATCTTTCACAGTGAAAGAAGGTAAATCCCATATACATCTATTGTTAGGTTGTGCTGCAAAATTGCCATCATCTAAGGCAATTATGTGAGCGCACTTATGTTCGTGCGGTATTTCCGAATGGTCGGTATCTAGTATATTAGCATCTGGGTGAGCCCAGTCAATAGTAAATAAATATGCACCATAGTGTTTCTTTTTATCTTTCCCAAAATAATAACCTGAAGCTGCGCTTAAAATAGACCAATGAGTGATAGTAGGATAGTAAGAAAAACAATTCCAAAGCTCCAATTCATCAAGTCTTCTTGTGGGCACTCCGGATGGTTCAAATCCCTTTTGAATAAACGCGCTAATTGGCAGGCGATAAAATATTGCACCGTTACCCATAAGAGCGTGAAATAGTATAGCACGGCCCCCCATACTAGTAATGCCAAAGATAATACACTCTTCAACTTCTCCATGGCCTTTTTTAAGATCATATAAATATTCCTTCCTAATTTGTGCGTAAATAGTTGGTATGTTTGCGTTTAGATAAGCCATAATTACTCCTCATTTTACATCACCCCATGTAGGGCCTTTTTCATAATCAACTTTATTTTTGACAGAAAGTTTAACTGCATCTTGCATAATTGCAATAATTTTTTGAGCCTGGTGTTCTGATTCAACAGATATATCAAGTTCATCATGTACTTGTATATGCGGTGTAATACCTTCATTATATAAATCTAACATAGCTTGCTTGGTCATATCTGCCGCAGAACCCTGTATTAATTTATTTAAAGCTTTGTAAGTATAAGCTCTTCTAATTCTATCTTCACCATATTTTCCTCTAGCTTCTTCATAGGTCATAGGTGCTCTTAATTCTCCTGGAGCAAACCTTGCTTCTTCCCATTTATCAAATCTACAAACTCTACCTGCAATGGTTTGAATCTCTCCGTCTCTCTGTGAATCTCTCATAGTTGCATCCATCAAACCTTTTACAAAAGGTACACTGTCATGATAGTTATTAAAAAGTTTATCAGCTTCCTCTTTACTTTCTAAGTCTAAAGACTGCTGAAGTTTTGCTTTTCCCATTCCATAAAATAAACCTAAGTTAATAGTCTTAGCCTCTTTTCTTTTTATGTTTGCAAGTTTAGCAACCATTCCATGGAAATCCATTTTGGGGTCTTTATTAAACTTAGAAACCATTTCAGTTACAGACTCAGAATTTTTTAAGATAGGGTGTTCAGCTGCGTAGTGTAAAACTAATCTTGGTTCTTGCTGTGAATAGTCAAAACAACCCCAATCACAACCTTGTTCTGGTATAAATAGACCACGAA